TAATAAAAAGATACTTTGAAAAAGTTGGCGATAGAATGTGGAACAAAGTTGACGAAGGTAAAAGTCCGCATAAAAAAGGTACTGCAAAATACAAAAAGCATATGGCAGCTATGCACGCCGAAAGTGAATATAAACATGCCGATCATGCAAAAGGATCTGATCCTATGCCTAAGAAATCAAAGGTTAGTAGAAGTGGCGAAACCAAACATCCTCTACGTGGTAAATTAGTAGGCGCTTCCTAATGCGATTTTTAGAAATAGTAAATGAACGTCAGCAGCANCGTACAGAAATAATGTATCACGGTACTAGTACCAACCTAGTGCGTAGTATACTAAAAAATGGATTATTAGCAACTCCTCCTAAGAAAACATATGATGTTGATACGTATGGTGCAAGCACAGCTAGTATGGGCGGAGTATATGTTGCTCATAATAAAGAATTTGCATCAACTATTGCAGATGAAGCAGTTGGCTCACACGGAGGCGAAAGAGCACTAGTTACACTACAATATGCAAAAGGTTCGTCGGATCTTGACGAAGACGAAATAGTTTCTAGTATTAGTGATGCTGCACAACAGGTTATGAGTAAAATATCATTAAAAGCCCCAGCTAGGCCACAAGACCCTCCTATTAGTTGGGCAACCGACGATCCGTTAGAACCTGAAGAAAAAGATCAATATTCAGATCTAAGTTATCCTAATCAAGGGTGGGCTACTGATTGGATGATTAAAAATGCTGACAAATCTGCAGATATGATTATGAATCAAACTATAAAAATATTACGTAATAATGCACAGCCTAGAAAAGCTGCAGGCCCGTTAATAAAACAAATGGCACTAAAGTTATTACAAAATGCTAGTACGTACAAAGATGCTAGGGACCGTTGGAATGCAGTTAGTTTTGATGCATATCATACATTTAGAGAAACTATGGAAGACTTACTAGCTAAGTTGATGCCACAGGTTAGTCCTGATACAGCTGATTCACGAAAAGAATCAGGTTCAGCAGCAAGAAGAATTAATCGAGATGTTAAATTCAAAGGTAAAACAAGAATAACTAAGATTGAAAATATAAACACAGGCGAAATATACTATCCTAAGCAAAACAAAGGTTAATCTAATGAAGATACACGAAATTACAAACGAAACTGCTACATCAGGCGGAACTTCAGCAGGTGCTGTTGCTAGTGTTGCTAATCCTATAGTAGCAAGGGGTAAAAAGAAACCTAAAATGCAAAAACCAACTGATAATGCATTAAATAAGAATACAAACTTATTCACTGGCACAACTCTAAAAAGATAAATAACTGTAGGAGTAATGATTATGAGCAGCGAAATACACACAACCCTAGACGAAGACAACGATAGCATAATGTACATGCGATTCAAGGCTAAAAAAATACAGACTATGGACAAAGGTAAAGGCAAACTAATGGCCTATGCAGGGTTTAGACAAGATCCAATGGATGTAAAAGATGCTGACAAAGAAACTGTAAGATTTATGAATTTGAATACTGATAAAGCTATTGTAGATGCTGTTCGATCATTATTTAAAGGTACTAGAATACCTAAAAAATTAGTTTTATATATTGAAAATCCTAGAATTGCTGAAAAAGTATTTCCCCATCTTGACAAAGCTCTAGATACTTTACGTAGCAAAGCATATGCTGAAAAAGTTGAAGTAAAATATAGACCCGAAGACGAAAAGCCTGAAAATCCAGGCGGCGGCAACCCAGGCAAAAAACGTGTTCCGTTCGGACACGTAGAACCAAAAGGCAAAGGTCGTCAAGATCCTGAAAAAACTATAAAGTATTTTTCAGTTGATAATCGAAATATAATGAATTTTTTAAATGACATGGCACCAAGAAACAAACTTGCTAAAAAAATGTTACAAGCATATCGTCCTGCGCTAAAACAATTTGTTATGGAACCTGACTTGTATCGCAAGTTCCGTAACTGGGTAGAGAGTGAAAGCAGCACAAGAAAATTTGGCCCAACACTTGTAATGTTAGATAAAAGTAAATCATTTACAGAAACAGAACTAACAAACGAAGGCCTTGGTAGTATGGCTGATATTGTGGAACGTGATCATGAAGTACAAATGGCAAGAGCCGACTTGTACAAACTTGCAAAATATGCTATTAAGCTACACGAAATGTTGAAGCATGTAAGTGAAGCTGAAGGTATGGAAGGTTGGCAACAATCTAAAATTACCAAAGCAGCTGATTATATTAGTTCTGTTTATCATAGTATAGATTATGATCAATCAAGTATGTCAGAATCTAAAAAAACACCACTAGTTACCATGAGTGAATCTAATATATCTGCATATAAAACCAAGTTATCTAAAAAATTAAAAAAACTACAATAACTGTCAATGTTAGCGCCTAACATGTAACTATTATGTAAATACGTCAAGTATTAAGGAGCATATAATGGCAAGTAAGATAAATGATTTAAGTCTGCATGATTTATCAGTATTAGATAAATTAATTGTTGAAGCGTTTAACCAAGAATATAATAGTTCAACATTTAATAGTGTTAGATCAGTTTCATCGCCGCGGCATGCAAAACTTAATCAATTAAGACGCATAAAAGATGCAGTTGACAGTCAAAAACGATCTGTAATAACTGCAACCGAAAAATGGTAGTATAAATAATGCATGGACGATAGTGCTGAAGATCATGTATGGCGTAATATTAATGCTAACGAATTGTGGGCGTTAGACAAACTAATACTGTCTCGTAAATTAGGATACAATTGTGGACCTACTGGTTTAGATGTTCCAGTAGCTGGTGTTTATATTGTACGACCATGTGTTAACATGCTAGGATTAGGTCTAGGCGCACAGCAAGTATGGCTAGATAAAGAAACAATGCATCTGCCTATTGGACATTTTTGGTGTGAATGGTTTGAAGGAATACATCTAAGTGTTGATTATCGTTACGGCGTACAGCAGTTGTGTGTTGAAGGCCACAAAGAATCAGATACATTTATTCATTGGGATAAATGGGTACGCACCAATGATGATATTCCGTTACCATTTGAACTGCGTACATTTGCACATCATAAATGGATTAATGTTGAATACATAGATAACAAAGTAATAGAAATTCACTTTAGACATAATGAAGACTTTGATGGCAATATTGATGAATTTATACCAGTATGGGAGGGAGAATGTATAATCCCTCCCACAGGATATACATATAGAGATTATCCAGACATACACGGACGTATTGGTGCGTTTGTTAAATAAAAACATTGACAGTTACTGATCTATGTTATATAATTAATTTAAACTAATGGAGGAACTATATGAGCGACCGTGTATATGGCGTCGACGAAAAGGCAAAACTTGAAAGACTTGTAAGCGAAGCAGTTAGCGTAATGCAAGAAGTAGAGGATTTACAATCCTCTTTAAAAGATACTGTTAAGGCTGTAGCCGAAGAACTAAATATTAAACCTAGTTTGATCAACAAAGCAATTAAAGTTGCACAAAAACGTGATTGGAATAGAGTAAAAGATGAATTTGACGATCTTGAGACTATTGTTGCAACAGTCGGTTACGATTCTGACGCATAATTAATAAGTATTTAGGAGAGTAAATGGCATACGTCGATGGTTATTTTGACAGAGACTCTGATATTATTAGAGTAGTTGAACGTAAAGACGGTAAGAGATTGTACCGAGAATACCAATCTAAATATACATTTTACTATAAAGATGTTAAAGGAAAGTATAAGAGTATCTATGGCGATCCTCTAACACGGGTAGTGTGTAAGAATACTAAAGACTTTCGTAAAGAAGTTGCAATTAATAGAGATAAAGAATTATTTGAAAGTGATATTAATCCTATATTTCAATGTTTAAGTGAAAACTATCTTAACCAAGATGCACCAAAGTTAAACATTTGTTTTTTTGACATCGAAACTGATTTTGATCCAGAGCGAGGCTTTGCTGATCCTAGTGATCCTTTTATGCCAATTACATCAATATCAGTTTATCTACAATGGTTAGAAACAATGATATGCTTGGCTGTTCCACCAAAGACCCTTACAATGGATCAAGCTAAAGCTGAACTCGAAGGTATCGATAATGTAATGCTATTTGAAAAAGAAGGTGAAATGATTGACACTTTCTTAACACTAATTGAAGATGCTGATATTTTATCAGGTTGGAACAGCGAAGGTTATGATATTCCATACACTGTAAATAGAACTAGTCGTGTGCTTAGTAAAGATGATACAAGACGATTTTGTCTATGGGGGCAATTGCCTAGAAAAAGAGAATACGAAAAATACGGTAAGACCAGTCAAACATTTGATTTAGTCGGGCGTGTACACTTAGACAGTTTGAACTTGTATCGTAAATACACATACGAAGAGCGGCATACATATAGACTTGATGCTATTGGCGAAGTTGAAGTTGGTGAAAATAAGGTCCCATACGAAGGTACGTTAGATTCATTATACAACAATGACTTTAGAAAGTTTATTGAATATAACATCCAAGATACTGCATTACTTGACAAACTAGATAAGAAGCTACGTTTTATTGATTTAAGTAATGAGCTTGCTCATGCAAATACTGTGTTGCTGCAAACAACTATGGGCGCGGTTGCTGTTACAGAACAGGCTATTGTTAATGAGTCACATTATCGCGGATTGCAAGTTCCTAATCGTAAAAAACGTGACGATGAAGCTACTCAGGCAGCAGGCGCATATGTTGCATTTCCAAAGAAGGGCTTGCACAAATGGGTTGCGTCTATGGATCTGAACTCACTATACCCTAGTGTAATTCGTGCATTAAATATGGCACCCGAAACAGTTATAGGACAAATACGTCCAGAAATAAGTAATGCTCGTGTACACGAAGACATGACTCTTAAGAAAAAATCGTTTGCAGGCAGTTGGGAAGGACGCTTTGCCACTGAGGAATACGAAGCAGTTATGGAAAAGCGTAAGGACATTGCACTTACTGTTGAGTTTGAAAATGGCAATACCGAAGTATTAAGTGGTGCAGAAATATATAATGCAATATTTGATAGTAATCAACCGTGGATGCTAAGTGCAAATGGAACAATATTTACAACAGAATTTGAAGGTGTTATTCCTGGACTACTAAAGCGTTGGTACAGCGAACGTAAAGACTTGCAGAAGATGTTGAAGAAAGCAAAGGACGCAGGTAATACAGCAGAAATTGAATATTGGGACAAACGACAACTAGTTAAGAAGATTAATTTAAACAGTTTGTATGGTGCTATTCTTAATCCAGGTTGTAGATTCTTTGACAAGCGCATTGGACAAAGTACAACACTAACTGGTCGTACTATTGTTAAGCATATGAGTGCAGAAGTTAACAAGACTATCACAGGCGAATATGACCATGTAGGAAAAGCAATGATATATGGCGATACTGACTCTTGTTACTTTAGTGCATACCCTACACTCAAAGATGATATTGATGCTGGAAAGATTCCTTGGTCTAAAGACAATGTAATTACATTATATGATCAAGTATGCGAAGCTGCTAATACTACTTTTCCAAGTTTTATGCTACGAGCATTTCATTGTCCAAAAAGTCGTAGTGATGTTATTGCAGCAGCTAGAGAAATTGTTGCACAGAGTGGACTATATATTACTAAGAAACGTTATGCAGCATTGGTATACGACATTGAAGGATTTCGCAGCGATACAGACGGAAAACAAGGTAAAGTAAAAGCAATGGGGTTAGATTTACGTAGGTCAGATACGCCTGTGTTTATGCAAGAATTTCTAAGTGAACTTTTACTTATGGTACTTACTGATGCTGAACAAGCCGATGTACTTGAAAGAATTACGCAATTTAGACTAGAGTTTAATGAACGTCCAGGATGGGAGAAAGGTTCTCCCAAACGTGCAAACAAAGTTGGACACTACCGTCGACTAGAAGAAAAGCAAGGCAAAGCAAACATGCCTGGGCATGTACGAGCAAGTATTAACTGGAATACACTTAAACGCATGAACGGAGACAAGTACTCACAAGAAATCGTCGACGGTATGAAAGTTATTGTTTGTAAATTAAAACAAAACCCACTAGGCTATACTAGTGTTGCTTATCCTACAGATGAGTTACGCATGCCTGAATGGTTTAAAGAACTTCCATTTGACGACACTGCTATGGCAGAAGTTATCATTGATAACAAATTAGACAATCTAATTGGAGTTCTTAACTATCCACTAGAAGATACTAAAAGACATAATACTTTTTCAAGCTTATTTGATTTTGGAGATTAAAATGAAGGTAGGATTTACAGCCTCAACATTTGATTTACTTCATGCTGGACATATTAGTATGTTACGAGAAGCTAAATCACAATGTGAATACTTGATATGCGGATTGCAAATAGATCCATCCGTTGACCGAAAAGAAAAAAATGCACCTATACAAACTGTAGTGGAACGCTACACCCAACTTGCTGCTGTAAGATATGTTGATGAAATTATATGCTATGCTACAGAGTCAGACTTAATTGATATTTTACAAATGTATCCAATTAATGTTCGTATCCTAGGCGACGAATATAAAAATAAAGATTTTACTGGAAAAGATACTTGTCAAAAGTTAGGAATAGAATTATATTTTAATCATCGTAATCATCGATTTTCATCAACTGATTTAAGAGACCGTGTTTGTAAGAAAAACACTTGACTTTATATAAAACATGTAATATAATAAAAGAGATATAGGAGAACATCATGATCGACATACTAAAAGACATTGTAGCACATACGCATTCTTTAGGATTTATTACAACTTTAAAAGTAACTACTGACAAAGATACTAATATTGAATCAATGGCAGATGATAGAAGTGTAATTCTATCTGCAACAGCGCATAATAATGTAGACGAGTTTAGTGGTACATTTGGAATGCCCGACCTAGGAAAGCTATCGTATCATCTAAAGAATCCTGAATATGAAACAGATTCTAATATTGAGGTAGTTGAAGACTCTCGCAATGGAGAAGTTATTCCAACACACATACACTTTGAAAACAAAAGTGGCGACTTTCAAAATGATTATAGATTTATGAGTAAAACTGTAATTGATGAAAAACTTAAAAGTGTTAAATTTAAAGTAAACACATACGATGTTGAAATTGAGCCAAGTGTAAGTTCTATTGCTAGAATGAAACTAATGGCTGGCGCACATGCTGAAGAAACAGTATTTCAAGTAAAAACAGAGGATAACAATCTAAATTTTTACTTTGGTGACTTAAACACACATGCAGGTACATTTACATTTCAGCATGATATTCAAGGTAAATTAACACACACATGGTCTTGGCCTGTGTCGCAAACACTAGCTATTCTTAATCTAGATGGTAATAAAAAGTTAAGTATTACTGATCAAGGTGCTATGACTATTAGTGTTGATAGCGGTATGGCAAAGTACGATTATATTTTGCCGGCGCAACAAAAATAATGAAAACAAACTTAACACAAACACAAAACGATTATGCTGTATTCTTACCTAGTATAAGTGGATTTTATGCTACATTTATAGGCAAGCAACGATTTAGTGATTATGTTGATCCTATACGTATTCCTAGCGGATTAAACGGTATGGAAGGAATGAACTTCCTAAATTCTAAAGAAGGAGCGTTCCACTATAAGTGGGCGCTTTATTCAGCCGGTCATGCTGAATTAGATACAAATAAGTTTAGTGAAAAAGAAGACATGGTTCGCAATCGTGATAGAGAAAACACTTGGTTACTAGGCGACTCGGGCGGTTTTCAAATTGCTAAAGGACTTTGGGAAGGCGACTGGACTAGCGAAACATGCCCAAAGGCAATGAAGAAGCGTGAACTAGTTGTTAATTGGATGGAAGAATATATGGATTATGGAATGATGTTGGATATTCCAACTTGGACATTTCAAGATCCTAAAGCTTCGGAAGCAAGTAATATTAAGAGTTATGACGATGCTGTTACAGCAACCCACATTAACGCAAGATATTACATGAATAATAGACGTGGCAACTTTAAAGTATTAAATGTACTGCAAGGTAGTAATCATACTAATGCAGAAAGTTGGTATCAAGAGTTTAAAGACTATTGTGATCCTAAAGTATATCCTAATACACATTTTGATGGATGGGCAATGGGTGGACAAAATATGTGTGACGTTCATCTTATTTTAAAACGACTTGTACACATGATACACGATGGATTACTTGAAGAAGGATTGCATGATGTAATGCACTTCTTAGGTACAAGTAAACTTGAGTGGGCTACTTTGCTTACTGACATACAACGTGCAGTACGTAAATATCATAATAAGAATTTTATGATTACGTACGATTGTGCCAGTCCTTTCTTAGCAACTGCTAATGGACAAATTTATCATACTATTCGGGCAGAACATAAAGGTAAATGGAGTTACATGATGGCGCCCGGTGCAGATGCATTAAAATATTCTTCAGACACAAGGCAATTTAGTAATTCTATTGTACAAGAAGGTATACTTGCGGCATTTGAAGAATCTCCAATTAGTCAACATTGTAAAATGAATGACATTTGTTTCTATGCAGAAGGTGATAAAAATAAAATTGGAACGCCTAAAGTTAAGGCTGGCGATATTGATATTGATAAACATGGCAATCAAATACTAGATAACAAAGGCAATCCTGTTGTACGCAAGAAAGATTCTACAAGCTGGGATTCGTTTAGCTATGCACTACAAATGGGTCATAATGTATGGATGCACATTGAAAGTACTCAACGTGCTAACGAATTATACGACAAAGGTGAATATCCTTATATGATGGTGTACGATACTCCACTTGCTCAACACAAGTTTAGAGATATAGCTGATGAAATTTTTGCACAAAATGATAGACAAAAAAGTCTTGATGTTATTAATAAGTATGGAACTGATACACAATCAAACAGTATTTGGACACATATTATCGGAACTAGATTAAAAATTGGTAAGAAAACAATTAACGCTGAAGCAAAATTTGATGAACTATTTGATTAGGAGACACCGTTTTGGACCAAAAAAAACTATTAGCTCATTTAGAAGAACTGCGTAAAAAACATAGAACACTAGATAATGAAATAAAAAATATCGAATTAACTAGTATTACCGAAGAAGTTAGAAGACTAAAAACTGAAAAACTATGGCTTAAAGATGAAATTTATAGAATTGAAAAACAATTAATTAGTAATGGATTAAAAGTTAATGGATATCACTAATAGTATGGAACGAATATATGATCAAGGCTTACAAAAAGATGTACAATACTTCGTTGGCAACGAAGTAGAACATACTCCACAATTTGGAAAACGTACATTATTTGTAGTAGGTATTAAAGACACAGATGAAATAATATCTACAGCAGAAGAACAAGGATGTAAGCATATATATTTAGGTGCTAACATGAGTTTTAATATTACAGATAATACTCAGGAACAATGGAAACCTTGGGAAGAAATGGCATTTCCATTGCTTAATAAAAAATATTGGGTTACACTTGACATTGACGTAGGTCAAGTTGAAGGTCTTCTTGAAAGTGGACTTACAGAACACAATCGATTTATTCCTATGATTAGTGTTAAAATACCATATGCAAGTCAACTTGGATATAATGCATGTGTTAAGATTGACGACAAAGACTTTGATGCAACTAATCCTGGTGTATGGGTGCATAGAATGCACGACCTAAAAGAAAAAGCTGTTTTTACAGATTGGTCTAAATACACTAGAGATACAATTATTACTTGACAAAATGACACAAGAATCGTATTATAATTATATGAGACGGCGTACTAGAGAGGAAAACGCTAAAATGACAAATGCACTTGATAATGCAAAACGTAGTATTTGGGTTACTTTTACCAAAGAAGGTATACACAAATATCCAGCAGCACTTAATGACCCTGAACTAGCAACAGGTGACGAGTATGATGTAAGTTTCTTAGGATATCCGCATAGACATACATTTTATTTTAAAGTACAAATACAAGTAACACACAACGATCGCGATATTGAATTTATTCAATTTAAACGTTGGTTAGAAAATTTATACAAAGAAGACCTATTACAACTTGATTACAAGTCATGCGAAATGATTGCAGACGACTTGTACTTACAAATTAACAACAAATATCCTGGCCGATTTGTTGTTATTAATGTCGCTGAAGACAATGAAAACGGCTGTCAAATTGAATATCAATAATACAAGGAATAAGTTATAATGACTATCACCAATCCGGTAGTGAATAAAGTTTTTAATGATCTTGAAGATCTTCATAATTTTTGTCGAACTGAAGGCTATCCTTTTAATGAAGCAGACCTTTACAAAAGCGATGCTCGTGTGTGGCAAGCGTATCAAAAATACAAAAATTGGGTACGAGCTAAGAATCGTAACAAAGGCAAAAGATAATGAAAAAACTATTTTACATGGGTCTAGAACCTTATGAAGGTAGATATACATTACAATTACAAGAATGGAGCGAACGTGCTTTTAAAAAACGTAATATTGATTACGTTATAGTACCTGGTACTACTATAGATAATACTAAAAGTATACAAGTAGGACAGGTACTAGATGCACATGGTCGTTCGTACTTTGCAATGTCGCAAATGATGAACCTAGTACAAATGATGCGTAACGGCGAAGTAACTGGCAACGATGTTATTTTCTTTGAAGATATGTTTCAACCCGGAATGGAAAGCCTTCCTTATATTATGGACCAAATTCCAATTGGCGATCGTCCACAAGTATGGATACGTTGTTTAGCACAAACTGTTGATCCAGATGACTTTGTACATGTTTGGGGTATGAGTAAATGGATGAGCTTGTATGAAGAAATGTGTAACGAATTTGTCACTGGTGTATTAGCAAGCAACGAAGAAATGGTTGCTAACATGAAAATTGCAAACTGGAAAGCACCAATCTATAATATTAGCGGACTTGCATTTGACAAGATTGAAGTGCAAGAGCGTGTAAGTAGAATGACATTTGCTAGTCGTAAAAGGCGTGTTGTATTTACTGCAAGGTTTGATCAGGAAAAACAACCTGACTTCTATATGGATATTGCAGAACAGTTTCGTCACAAAGATATAGAGTTTGCTATATTGCAAGGTGGACCGTTACGTAGTAATAACCCAAAGTATATTAAACGTGCAAGAGATCTAGAAGCCCAAGGTGTTCTTAAGATTTACGAAAATCTTAAAAAGAATGAATACTACAACATTGTAAATGATAGCAGAGTACTATTTAATTGTGCGTTACAAGACTGGACTAGTAATACTGTAAGTGAAGCAGATGCATTAGGTGCTAATGTGTTGTTTCCGGCATACAGAAGTTTTCCAGAAATCTTTGCAAACGATCATACACGTATGTATGTTCCTTGGAGTAAAGAAGATGCAATTAACAAACTAGGTCCGTTACTAGATGCACCACATAAAGATATGGGCAAAATTAGTAATTGGACTAGTTTGACTATTAATCGTTGTATAGATATTATGCAAGGCAACGGCGAAGAATGGAATCGTGATAGTAATCGTTATAGAGATAAGGCAGCAGAGGAAAAGTATTGAGATGAATCATATTGATCAGTTTTCATTTGGGTTAGCAGGGTTCAATAGAGCCATTGATATAACCCACAACTTTAAAGCTAAGAATACAACACACTATGTTTATATGTTTAGCACTACGTGTGGCGAAACAATAAAGTACGGAATATCATCTGACAGAGAATGGAGATATGGTACTTTTGGTAATAGGGTATATAAACAAGCACTAGGAGCACCTGGATGGCCTAATAGAAACTACAACGGTGATTCTAGTGCAAAAGAGTTTTCTAACCTTTTGGAAATACATTTTCCAAATATAACCAAGGACGATATTATAGTTTCTATATTTGATATAGCTACTACGCAGTTCTTAAAGAACGATGCTACAACAAGGAAGTTGATACTTGAATCTGAAGAACTTGATTTATTACAAAAGTATGAAAAGAAATATAAATCGTTACCGCCTGGAAATATCCAGTCATTAAGAAACAGAGGACATATGAAATCGTATTCATCATTATTTGAAGTAGATGACACATAAGTAGTCAACTTAACCTGCTATATTGGAGTTAAAATGAAAGTATTAGTTACAGGAGCAACAGGTTATATTGGTAGTCACGTATGCAGGCTACTAAAAGAATATGGTCATTATGTTACTGGCTGGGATATTAACATTCATGGAGAATACAATAATATAAATGCATACTGTGATGAATTCTATAAAGTTGATGTAACCAAGCATTGCTGGGGATCATATGATGCTGTTATTCATCTTGCAGGAATGAGTATTGTTCCATATAGTTTGTTAAATCCTACAGAATACTATCGTGTTAATATAATGGGTACAGCAAATCTTATAGATCATGTTGATACCGACCATGTGCTATTTGCAAGTACAAGCAGTGCATGGGAAATGGCCTCACCATATGCAATTAGTAAAGTAGGTGCCGAAGATGTAATTAAAGAAAAAGCCAAAGGCTATACTATTTTTAGATTCTTTAATGTTAGCGGCACAGATGGAGTTAATAGACAACTTGGAAGTCCAACTCATCTTATACGTATTGCTGCTGAATGTGCTGCACAAAAAAGAGATTATGTGGAAATTTACGGAACTGATTACGAGACTCGTGACGGAACATGCATAAGAGACTATGTTCATATAGTTGATTTAGCAAATGCAATATTAAATGCTGTTAACAATGGACCAGTTAATACTCCGTATGAATGTTTAGGAAGTAATATAGGATACAGTGTTAAAGAAGTACTTGATACAATGCAGAGTGTTACAGGCAAAACATTTAAAATAATCGAGACAGATAGACGCAAAGGCGATGCAGTTATAAGTATAGTTGATAACTTATCAAAGCACATTACACTAACTAAAACTATCGAAGACATGTGTCTCGATCAATACAAACTAGAAAGGTATAAAAATGAGTTCTAAAGATAATTTTATTATTGATACATCAACACTATCTGATGATACTATTAATGTTGAATTTTTTGATAATATTAAAGACGACATAACAGTAAATATTGATTATGAAGATTGTTTAATTGATGATGATAAAAACACAATAATAATTACAAAAGATATAGCTCATCGAATTGAGCCTAACTATAATATTACTATTGATAGTTTAGGTACCGAGTGGGTTGATAGATTTCCGTTCTTAGTTGATGTATTAAAAATGAAGGAAGAATATCCTGCTTTAGAAAAATCATTTGAAAATTTTCAAATGGTATATAAAATGGTTAAACAAGACTGGGATGGAAAATTAAAAGAACGAAATAGTTAACATGCTTCATACAGTTGAAGACCTTATACGAAGAATTGAAGTTATGAAGGACAAAGCTATACTAGTACATCGATTAAGAAATGAATTTGCAGAGATATCTAATAAAGATTACGATCACGAAACCTGTAAAAGATTAATAGACGATATACAAACACTAGCATTAAGTATTGCAGTTGATAAACAAGGTGATGAAATTAAAACTGAAATGGAGTATAAAAAACTATGATTAAGAAACATTATTATAGTTGGTCTGACATTGAAACAATGTGTACAAGCATTGTTCATCAAATGTATGCCGACAACTGGCGTCCAGATTATATTGTAGGCATTACCCGAGGCGGTAATATTCCTGCTACTATTATTAGTAACATGACTGGCATACGTTGCGAAGCAATCAAAGTAAGCCTACGTGATGATGACAGTGAAAGCGAAAGCAACTGTTGGATGGCAGAAGATGCATACGAAGGTAAGAATATTTTAATTGTAGACGACATCAATGATACAGGTGCTACATTT